TACTCGGGTGTAGTTGACCCCAACACCCTAACATTAATACCTGTACATTATGTTGCAGAGCAATTTCGTTTAATTTAGTATAGAATTTAGAAAAATAATCAGCAATCATATCATCTAAACTATCGTATTTCAATAAAGAATCAACAAACGTATGCTCTAATTCTTTCCACTGTGTGAATTCAGCATCGGGCGGTTTCTTGACATATAGATAGTGTTCTCTAAATATATCTGTTTGCAGGAATACAATATAATCCACAGTATCCCAGGCAATTTCTTTATATTCGTCACTGTGAGAATGCCCATATAAAGACCTGCCTGTATTGTTCCAATTACCTTCCATACGATCAAGTTGTAACCAATTCGAGCCACCGGCTTTGCTTATATTAATCACAGTGTGCCCGTGTTCTTGTAGTATAGATGCTGGGCCGATACCTAAAGGACCGTAGTCACTGCCAGTGCCACCGAATACACCGATACCCCAACTGTCACCTGCTAGTACTATTGTGCTCATTTATTGTGGGATGATACTAATTTTAAATAATGATGTCTATTATACTCTATTGTTGGCAACATTTCTTGGAATATACTGTTAAGCTCGTCTAAGGAAAATGTAGCTATACGATCTATTTCTTGTTTAATAGCTTCAAATCGCTGATAATTATTTTCAATTTGGTCATAACTTTCATCAAACCATGGGCTAAATGTTTTAAATCCTGCTTGTTGTAACCGTGTTAGGCTGTGTGCGCCTGACATCATAATGAATGGTCGACCTATATATAAATTCTTAATTGCTTTTTCTGTGATCCATGTATTACTCACACAGTCTGTTTCTACAACAATTTCCATAAAATAATCATGATACGGTTTACGGCCGGCACCTACTATCATGTCATGACTGTATACTCGCATTGGAAATAGTTGATCATATACAATAGGTGTATTGGCGTCGGCCCAGGCTATATCATCTTCGAAGTGTTTACGAAATGGTAGATCAACCAGCATACCACGTTCTTGATATGATATGTACGAGTCTTCTCTATAGTGAGTAAACAATTGTCGAGCTATTTGTAATCGATAAAACGTGCCTCGGTGAAACCATGCGGCAAATTTCTTAGTAAATCGATTAGTAGACATAGGTATGTCTTTAATAGTTGGATATAATACATTTATCCACATTTGTATGCTGTCATGTTTGAGTATAGTTACATTGGGTATATCTAAATCATCTCTACAGAACATAACACAGGTTTCGGTAGTAAGATTGTATTTTTTAATAATCAACTTGACAATTTCTATGCCGCCTGACAGAATCGGATTACAACCGTCTTCGAATACAAAAAGAAAACGTTTGCCTTCGCCTATTTTATCAACTTGATATATTAATTGATCAGTACCCATAAATGCATAGTTACGATCAAACATACTATTAAAGTTAAGTGCAATTACATCTTCTATTTCAATGATAGGCACACTTCTGTCTGCCCATGGTCTATTTAAATATACCTGCCAGAAAAATTTTGTTAATTTATGCATACAAATATTTATTACTCAAGAAAAAAGGCATTAAAAAATGCCTTTTTATAAAACTAATTTGTTATTATTGTAGCCCTGCTATTTTACGCATTTGTGCGATATCTTCATCAAATTGTTTACTGTATAATGACACATCGTCTTCTGGTTCATCTTTAGCTATTGCCTTGATACCATGAGGGATAGTTTTAAGTTTGTCTTTGAAGCTTAATGGTTTTGCGCCCATACGTTTTAATTTTTCATCTTTGTTAACGTGATCTTCGTAACCTTCTGCTAATGCCGCTTTCATTTCTTCTTTAGATTTGTTATACTTTGCCTGAAATTCTTCATCTGATAGTTCTGTAAGATCCATGTCAACTTCTTTCATACGTCCTTCGTTCATTTCTGGATATTCTACGCCCACTTCGTTATATACTTGACGGACCATAGCACTAATATCACTTGAGCCTAATTCTTCCATCGGTGCGTGGAATGATGCTACATCACGTGCAGCATTCATAACACCATCTGGGCCTGCTTTCATTAATAGTTCTTGGTGTTGCCCAATGTTGCTTGTAATTCTACGAATAATTGCTGTTTGGATTGATTCAACTTGGTCTTCATCGTATTCGCCTTCGCTCATTCCACGATTAAACTGATCTGGGTTGTCACGATCTTGGTCAAATTCTAAATCGCTACCATATTCTTGATCAGGTTCGTCAAGGTCACGATCAAATTCCATGTCGTCACCACCTTCATCAACTGTCTGATCGGCTGGCTCTACGTCGCCGATTTCGTTCATAACTTTACCGTAGATTTCTGGCATATTTTCTTGTACCCAATCCATAACTACATCACGTGCATCAGCTTCTGGGTCTTGGTCTGCTAGTGACTCTAACTGATCAAACAATACATCGTCGCCAATTAAGTTGTATAATGCGCTGGTAGCATTAGTAGCATCTACACCAACAATAAGTGGTTCCATTAGTAAATCGATTAGTTTAGTAACTTGTTCTTCACCTTCTGGTGTAGCCCATGTACCTTCAGCTACATTAGTAGCCCATGATTCAAATTGTTGTGCGAATTTATTAGATTTTTTCATATTATATGCCTTTTGTACAATTGGTAGTGCCGAATCAGTTGCGTCATTGTAAGTTTTTCTAACGAAACGCTCACGCATACTATCAACGTCAAAGTCATCCATTAGAGTTTGTTCATCCATCTGGAAACTTTCTTTGCAAGCAGCGTAACCCTTACGTCCGCTCATTCTTTTTAGAGTGTCATTCAATAAACCATGATATTCAAATGCCGCTTCCACCATAGCTTGTGTTTCGGCATCTTCAAATGTTCTACGTACCATTTGTGATTTAAATGGGCGTAGTTTACTACATTCTTCTGCTACTTTAGTAATGTGTTGACCGAAATCATCATTAACATTACCGCCTTCCGATACGTGGCGTGCCATAGCACGTGCGTATCTTAAATTGTTGTATGGTAATTTGAAACGCTCACCGTCTGTTGTTTCAACAAACAATGCTTTAATTTTGCGACTACGTGCGCCACGTTGCTCTGGGTCTACTCTGTCGCTGTGACGTACAATAATCTTCACGTTGCCATCTTGCTCGTAACTGCTACGACTTGTGCCGTGCATTCTGCTTTCACCGATGACTTCATCTTTACTATATGTGCTGTCTGATTTGCTTACTTGTTGTAAGTCACGGTGTTTTAGTGTACTACGTGTAATATCACGTGGCTCAAAGCTCAATAGATTACGTTTAGCAAACTCACGTAGCTCTCTTAAAAAGCCATACCATTTAGCTTTTTCTTCTTCATCTAAGTCACTGCTGATATTTTTACTAAAGTATATTTTAAGTGAAGTTTCATCAATAACGCTAATTGTTATATTACCGTGGCTTGTACCATCAACTGTATAATCAAAGTTGAAAAAACGTGCATCTTCTGGGTTTTGTGTTGCCTTGGCATTTTCATCGCCTAAGCTAACATCTTCAAACCTATCACGGATCTTTTCAAACAATGCTTCAGATATTTTATTAATTTCTCTCATATTGTATTTATTCAATTAGAACATTATGAATGGCATTGGCTCGATAAAATCATCAAGTGTATCGCGCATTGCATTGTCAAGTGTTGCATCATATGTTTGTAGTAGCATTGCCATACGTACTATTAACACCAGGCTCATCACCAAGTCATCTGTTTCGCCGGGCTTAGCCGCAAAACTTGATCCAGTTGCTACAAATGTTTTTAATTCTGATATTAGGTTCTTACTAGCAATAGTCATACGTTTGGTTTCTATTAGATTTTTTAACTTAGAACAAGCTGATATTTTGCTTTTGTTTGTAGTATTAAATCCTTTACGATAGCGTCTGCCAGAGCCCATAGCCTTAGGTTCATTTAAGAATGTTCCTTTGATATTTTCCTCGCCCATTTCGGCTACTGTTATTAGTGCCGCTTCACCTATTGTGTTGTTTTCCATACTGTAGTAAATGTTGTTTACTGGTATTGTTTCTGCCAGATAGCGTGTGATTTCTCGTAATATACCGATTTGTTGCTGTATTGGTGTGCGATTGTGTTGCCATTCTCCTACTTGCATAAAGCTAGGCAATTCAAATATTTGTATTGCCGCAGGATCACCACCTGTACCAAGACTAGGATCCAATGCTACAAGATAAGTGTTTGTTGGGCTAGGTTTTTTATACCAACGTATTTGACCTTGTCGTTCAATTGGGTCAATTCCGTCCATTTCAATTAAATGTCCTGGATTAATTAATGTTTCGTCCCAGATAATAAATTCACAATCCATTTCACGACGGAAACGTTCGTCACCTAATTGACTACGCTGTTCTGCGGCCCATTTATCATCTCTATCCGGATGTTCGCGCCAGAAGCTACGGAATGATTTAAACCCATTAACTCCTAATTCAGTGGCATTGCCAAATTCGTCGATGCATTTGTTGGCTCCTTTCCATAAGGTAGCAAATTGGTCTTCATCTGAATTAGGTGTTGATGTGATAATACATTTACCACCTGTTGCTAGTGTAGGACTAATAGAAGTCCAGAATTCACGGCCAATGGTACTGCGCACAAACGCAAACTCATCGCAATATAATAATGAAATAGACATACCCCGGCCGGTATTTTCTGTTGTAGTTGATGAGTTAATTCTACTGCCATTTTCAAAGTCTATACTACCTTTGTTGTAGCTTGTGGCACCGGCACGTATAAAGTCGGGACACAGCTCGTATGCATAACGTATACGAGCCATAATTTCTTGTGAACCTGTGTATTTGTGTGCGGCAATTAGGATAGTACTATCTGGTACAAACATAGCGTACCATAGCAAGTAGCCTGCAGCAGATGTTGATTTGCCTGTTTGTCGCGGCATTAATGATATGCTAAAACGATAGTTGTGATATGTTTCAATTAAACGTTTTTGATAATCAAATGGTTGGTACAACATACGACCTTTAGTAGGATGCTGTATATAGAAATAGTTACTCATAAAGTATTCTGGCCCGGTAATAGGGTCAGCACAACGAGCAAACTCTAAGATTTGCTGTTCGGTAAAGGTTTCTGTTTGGTGCGCACGTTTTACAAGTACGCCTTCAAGTGATTTAGCCATACAAATACTTATGTTAGAAAGGAGATTCGCCTGTCAAATAAGGCTTAGAAAACCATAAACGGAACCACTCGGGTGTTCCTGGCTTTACGTTGTTTTGTTGTTGGTATTTTATTTTTTCGTCAGCAGTAACGCTACAGTTACTACCTTCGTCGCTAGTTTGGCTAGCAGTATATTCTTGTAGCTGTGCTAGCCCGCCTAGTCCAGATCCATTTAATCCAGCAAGTGCTTTCATTTCATGTATAGGATCGGCAGAGTCAAGTACAGCATCAGGAATAGTGTCCTGAGAATAGTCTTGTGTACGAATGGAATATTGTTTAAACACCGTATTTGTTTTTCTTTGGCGCGGCTACAGGACTGACTTTGTTTACTTTGCTGGACTCGACACTGTCTTTGCCGCCATGCGTTTTACGTTTAAGTCCAAACTTCTTAGCTGCGTGAGCAATAATTTTATCGTCGGCATCGCTGTAACCTACTGTTACAAAGTCACTGCCGGTGCCGGCACGTTGATCAGCGTCTACATCAGGTGCGCCGGCTAGCTCAATACCAAAGCGGTAGGCTAGGTATGGGTTAGCGTTGTTATCTAAATGAGGGAAAGACTGAAGATTAGGAAGGGCATTTTTAGAACCCGTTCTAACATCACCTTCAGTAACTATTTCATTAATTTTCATTAGTATTTGCCTGTTAGTGTAGCTATTTGTTTACGTAACTGTTCAAGCTCATCTGTAAGTGCGTCAAGTTTATCACTATTTGCATCAATTGCTAATTCTTCACTATCATTTTCAATTTCTAATTGATCAATGTCTGCTTCTTCTGCATCATTTTCTGCACCAAGCGTTTTAATATCAGACATACTGTGTTTGTTTGCTTTACGTACTAATGTTGCTAATGCGCCAAAATCATCATTATTTGCATCGGGATACTTAGCCTTTGCTATATTCAGCATATTTTGTGTTTCTGGGTCCATAGTGGCCTCAGCAAGTTGCTCAATATATTCGCGTAATGTTTTCATTTTAATATTCGTCGTCTTCTTCTAGTCTACCACGTAGATCAGTTACAGAACCTGTTTGACTATTACTACGCAAAAATGCTTCAAGCCACGGGCGAGTGTATGCACCAACAACATTACCTACTTCTTTAGTAGATTCAAGTTGATTCGCAATTCTAACCGCTTCCGATAATGCTTCCTCGAGTTGATCTATTAGATCAGCCGCGTGGCTAGTGCCTTCATCATCCCAAAGTGCTTCTTGGACTGGCTGTTCTAATGAACTACCGTTTTCAACAATCATCGCATATTTTTTTAATAAGTCTGAACTCATTTTGTTAGACCTTTTAACAAGCTAGTATATTTGCTCCAGCTAGTATCTTTAGCTTCTGCAACTGCCATCGGATTGTCACCTGGCTGTGCAATTTTGTAAGCACGTTTAGTAGCATGTAAATCATTGCCGCTTGGAATAGCAGCATCAATGCCAGCTGTTTGTTCGCGTGGACTGTTTACGTATTCTGGATCACGTTCTTCATCAACTGCATCAATCATACCTTGTGCAATAGCTGATTCTGCATCTTGTGGTAATTCAACTGCTTGTATTACTGGTTGTGCTGTAACTTGTTCCATGCCTGCTAGTTTACGGAATAAGTTAAGTGCATCTTCTTGACCGTTAGCAGTAATGTTGACATTAATATCTTCTTTAACTGTGTAACGTTTACCAGCAACTTCGAACTCTTTAGCACCACTTGCCTTAGCAGCTGCTAATGCGCCTGAGAATTCATTGCCTTCTGCCATTTCTGCTTCTGGTAAGGAATCCATATCAACATTAATTTCAGCTGGTGGATTAGGTAGTAATTCAGCTTCAACAACACCTGCGGCAGCATAGAATTTATCATGGCTGAAGCGTGGGTTTTGCTGTTTAAATATATCAGCGTGATGTTGTGCTAACTCTTTACGTTTAGCCTCATCTGGAATATTTTTAATTAAATCTGCTACCATACGGAAGTCTTTACGGCTTGCAGCTTCATTAATTGAACTTTCGTCTAACTCTTCTAAGCTAGATCTTTCTAATCCAATTTCTTGTGCTACATCAGTTTCGGCAACAGGAGCAGGCAATCCAGCTAATGCTGCAATTTCATCTAATTCTGATATACCACCCAAGTGACTATTCATTGGAGCACCGCACTCAGCAACTTCTTTACAGTAGTGGCTATATGATGTTGCTACGTCACCTAAGAAATCTTCGTCCATTAAAAGAATGTTTCTAGCACGGTTAGGTTGGATACCTTGTGCTACCATTTCTTTACGCACAGCCATTTCAAATTCGCTGTCTGCTGTGTTTAAATTAGGATTCTTTTCACATAATGCTTTGGCAACTTGTTCATAGAAGTAATCAGTTTCTTCCATTACTCGACCTTCTTTAATTTTAGCAAGTTTAGCTTTTTTCATAGCAGGAGCAGAATTTTTAATTTTGCCAGCATCTTTAAACTCGGTGCCTTCGTTTATCTCGTAATCTTCATCGTCGCCTACATCAACTACGTTGTAACGGCTTTTACGATCCATAATATCTTTTTCACGACGGTCTTGTTCTTCTTCACCGCCATATTTTTTACCTTTGTGCGTGGTTACATTACCTTGCTTAGTGACAACTCCACCTGTAGCTGTAGTTAATTCGTCTAACTCTTCTGGCTCATCTTGATATGTTGCTTGATGAATACGAACATTTGGCTCTGCATCTTTACCGCTAAACCAGTCGTCTTTTTCTGCTCGACGATCTTCAATATCTTGTAAGCGACGGCGTTTTTCTGCCGCAGATTTTTTAGCACTTGCTGGATCAATACTAGTATCTGTATCTGGATCAGCAAATTGATAGCTATCTAAGTCAGTTAAATCATCCATTCCTTCTTTAATTTTTAATTTGCTAGTTAGGTCGTTTGCATCACCGCCAAACATATCGTTAAACGCACCTTTGGCATTGTTTTTATCTTTAACTGCTTTCTTAGGTGGTTGATTAAAAGATGAGGAGTGACGTACACCGTATTCATCGTAGTCGTCGCTACTAAAAGGTTCAGCTTTTTTTTCCTTAACAGCTTGCTTCATTGGCTCTTTCTTGTCGCCATCTTTATCTAAGTCTAAGAAGTCTGGTTTAGCGGCAGCTTCTTTAAAAGTTTGATATTTTGCTTCTAAACTTTTAACTGCTTCGGTGATACTACCACGTGCATCTACGCTTTCGTAGACTGTAGTAGCTTCTGTATCTGGCGTTGGTGCGGCAGTATCAGAAATGCCTTTTAACTTGCCTAAGATGTTGTAGATGTTGTTGCTCATTTTATTATTTTCCTTTAACTGGGCTTGGTATTTTATTTTGTACTGAGCCCACTGGGCTTTGTGTTCCTTGTGGTAAATCATTTGTTGTTTTACCATCTGCCGGTTCATTGCCAGCAATTTCAAACTTAACTTTGTTTAATTCTTTAAGAAAACTACCTTGACTGTATGCTTTACTAGCTTCTTCGCCGCAGGCACATTCATCATGTGAGTATTCTTTATCTAATACTGCTTCACCTTTTTTGAATTCACGCACATCGTTGCCTTCTAAATTCCAACGACGTTGTTCTTCTGGGTGATGCGGACTTACTACTACAATGCTTGCCTGTGGAATGCCTGCACGCTCGCTAACAATGGCACGTAGTTGTGCTTCGTTAACTGGATATGTAAGTACAACATCCATCAAATAAATTTGACAGTTTGCCATACTTGGAAAATCAATATCACTAGGCTGAATTGGTAAACGTTTAGCTTTACTCATACTTTCTAAGCCATATGCATCAAGTGCTGCTTCCAATACTGCTAGTTTTTCAGCTGGGTCAATGTTAGCAATTTTAATGCGAAACTCATAGGTCTTGTGACTTTCAGTTAAATGTTGTAGAAAATTCTTCATAGTTTTATATATCCTTACAGTTATTTATTCAAAATTGCTGTTTTAATCTGGCTTGCTTTTGCCTAGTATCTGTGCTAGTAAGGCGTTTCTATCAAGCACTACACCACCGCTAGTACCATCTACCGCATCAAGTAACTTATCACCATCTGTCTTACTAGCATCTTTTGCTGCCTGCTGATCTAATCGCATCTTTTTAAGTTGTAGATCAATTGTACGTATCTTTCTATCAATCTTAGCCTGTTTAGCAGTGATTGCATGTCCTAGCAATGTACCCGCTGTGGCTAAGATATGCCCGCTAAAGCGTGCTTCAACATTCATACCTAAATCCATTAGGTCTTGAAACTTGTCTTTAGCTAGGTCACTTAACTCATCTAGTTCTTTATCAGTTACATCTAGATCGTTGACGTGTGGCAGTGCCGCATCAATTTTATCAATAGTAAGATCCATTTCTTCAATGAGTGCTCTATTTTCTTCAATTGTGGTGGTTGCGTCGTCTACGGTAGCTTCTTCAGTAGGAGCAAGGTTAAAGAGTTCTTCAAGTTTTTTTGTCATAGTAAACTATTTATTGTGTATTGGTATAACATTATATTTTGTTTGTCGTATGTTAGTGCTCTGATTGTTATTGCACACATCACATAATCCAATTTCTCGACTACTTGTAATATAAAAATGTTCAAGCTCTTCAGGAGTTGTATTAGTTAAATCTATCGGCTTGTATTTTAAATATTTTTGCCAGTCCGGATCATCGAGTTGTCCTTTAATTTTTAATAGATATGGCATTACTAAAAACCAGCTACATTTGTATAACTTAGAATCAACAAGTGCATGACAATGCGGCATACCGCAACCATTAGCATACGAGCCCGCAGGATCATTTGTGGCATATGGTTTCAATAATCCATCAATTTCAAAATATCCGGCTTTGAATTCTGCGAGCCTTGAAACTTGGACAGTATTTGAGTTTACGTGATATATTTCCGCCCATGATGATAATTTATGTAAATTAGTTGCTGTTACAGCATCTTTATTATTTTTTAACCAAGTTACATCAAGCGTCAATGGTATAGACGATACCTTGTCAGCGGCTAAGTTCTCTACGAATTTATCTAATTTAGCATGATATTTCTTTGCAATTACATCTCGCGAAAATAATGTAAAATGATCAGTTATATCTACATTGCATGGGTGATAAGTTTCACATAGTGATAATAATGGTTTTTTAAATTTATCTATTAGTAGGCCATTGGTTAACAAACAGATCACGGTAGTCGGATAGTATTCTCGGATTTTTTTAACTATAAGCTGTACTTTATCCCAATATAGGAACAATTCGCCGCCAATGAGATCTATTGATTCTGGGTCAACATACTTACTAAGATCTTCTATACTTTTGTATATTGATTCTATTGTTGGATCAAATTGAGAATCTTTAATGAAGTCGGATCCACTAGAGCAACCACGACAACTAAGATTGCACCGATGACCGTATATTATTTCAACTGTTTTTAATTTGATTCGTTGCATAGTATCTAACGTTTAACGTTTTTAAAAATATCAAATTCTGATACTACTCTAAAACGCATACCGTGTGATTTAGCCCATTGATCTGCCATAGCCCATTTAGCTAGGTTAATAGCTACTGATAGTTTGTCACGATAGCTTTTAGCTGCTTCCATTGTTGTTTCTTTGCTAGGTTTAATTTCAATAAGTTCAGTATGACGTTGTTGATTTGCATCTAAATAGACTACAAGAAAATCTGGAATATACACTGTATTCTTGCCAGTTACTGGATTGCGATATGGAATAGTAATTGCTTCACTAGCCCAGTTAATAACAGATGGGTTATTATCAGCAAAACACATAAATGTGAATTCCCAACTACTCCGATAAGTGGGTGCTCGTTTTCCTATATATTTTTCTGGATTTTTTATAATATATTTTCCGCTAGCATACTTTGCCATCTCTATATCCTTTACAATTTGTGTTGTGCCAACGCGAATAATTACCTTTATTAGTTGTCGTTCCGCAGTATTTACACTATTCTGTGATATTCATTATGCAAGGATAGATCGTGCTATGTATTTGTTTAGTTGCGGACTATTGCTAAGTCCTAATAAACTAGTATTAACTCTATTTAAGTTAAGAAACATTGTTAGATATGCATTAAGTTCATTTTTATTTAATTTGCGAAATTCATCAAGTATTGTCATTGGATCGATACCCTGTGTTTGTGCAGTGTAGATAACAGATGCGGCTAGTGCTGATCCACTTTCTTTATTGCCTGTCACGGTTTGAAAATATCCCACTATAGCATCGTCGGCATTTTGACCGATTGTAAAGTTAGGATTAAAAAAATTATTAAAGTAAGTCGTTGTACTATTTGTATCAACGCTTGGTGGTAAATTTCCAGTTACTGACATATTATTCCTTTAATTCATGTTGCCCGAGGATTTTCTTGTTGCAGGTGTTATTGCTTTAGCTAATCCCGTTTGTACACTTGATATAGTCGGTACAAATACTGTGCTCTGTGTATTCTGTCCACGAAGTATATTCATTGCAGTTTGTTTAAGTTCTGCCGAAGCTACATTTTTAATATTAGTATTTTTAAAATTGGATCCTGTGCGTAATGCACCCAATGCCGCAGCGCCGAAGTTGCCGCTGCCTAGGTTAGTTAAAACATCACCAATACCTTGCACTAATCCACCCTGTCCAAGTATGCTAGTTGTACCGCCGCCTAAACTTGACAACGGGCTAGCTGACTTATCGTAATGTACCTGTGCGAACCCCTGCACTTTGCCACTGGCAACTGGGCCCGATTCATAATGAATTGCTTCATATGCTACAGTCATACTATGTTCCATAGGACTATAATCCCCAGCAGTATGTTGCCCATGTGCAAAACTTTGTATTGTTGGATTTATTAAAATATAACTGCTAAATGATTTCTGATGTAGACTATAAATTCGAATAGCTGTGATATAATTAGGTGCACCTGTGCCATTAGCCACTGGGCTAAATCCCCAATTTTGTGAAGTACGTTTTTTATATTTAGATTCTTGTTTATATACCTGTTCTTGTTGTTCCCAGTCTCTATAATAATACTGGTAGTATCCCTGCCAAAAGTCACGGACTACATTAGAACTATCATCATGAAATGTAAAGCTAATCGGGTCATAGTTAATTCGTTCTTGATGAATAATTTTTCTATTGTAGGCATTTAATACTTTATTTTGTACAGTAAATTTAGGTAACGTAACTGTTTTTGCCATTATGCCAATTTCAGTATTATCACCAGGTTTAATATTTGGATTAATATCAATAAACACATGGAACATTGTTCCAATTTTAGGACTAAGTCTATATAATCCATCAACAAAAGTTTTAGAGGCATGTTGCCAGTCTTTTATTTCATCGCCTGTGCTTATTTGTGTTAATAATTGGTTAAAGAATCCGGCTGCCATTTGTTCTATCCATTTATATTATTTATCGCCAAAAAAAAGCCCGGTAATTAACCGAGCTTTTAAGTTGTTTCATTTACGGGTATTAACCAGTAATTGTAGTACCTAATGTTCTTGCAACAACACTACCAACACCTGTACCAACTGGAGTTTGAACAGCATTATCATAACGAATTGTTAATGCAATTGTCATTGGATCATTTGTACCATAGTTAGAATCACCGTAGTCTGCACTTGACAAGTAGCAACCATACATTTCCCATGATTCAAGGATTGTTGGCTCACTTGCGCCATTGCCACCATCTAAGGCTTCCCAACGTGTAACGAATTTATAGTCAATACCACTAGAAGCACTAGCTTGTTCCATAAAGTCGAATTGTTTTTGTAGTTGCTCACCAACACGTTTGCTAACTTCGCCAGATGCATCATCACGTAGGTTGCAGGTAACAGCGTCCCAGGTTGGTTTGCCAGCAAGGTAAACTTTACTGTTATATACAGGAATTAAGATTTCTTCAAAACTTAATGTTGGACGTTTAAAATCCATAACCTGTTTAGTTAACTCAGTTGATGGTTGACTAACACCAAAATTCTCAAATGTTACGCGAAAGCGGAACTTTAATTTAGGCATTAACAAACCTTGCGCACTTGCACTTTGGTTTGTACTTAGCGGTACGGTAAACTTGCTTAATGATGATGTTGCCATCTTAGTATTCCTTTTATATATTTAGTTCTTTCTTAGTACATAACTGGGGAAGTCGCCTTCCCCATTATATACATACTTTATTAATTATAACCCTGCTGCAATAGCACCTGTATTTTTCAAACGTACTGGAATGTAGATGAATTCAATTGCTTTAACTGGCTCAATTGCAATATCGATGTACAATTCGTTACGGTCAATACGATCTGGTGTATTGTTAGTTGTATCGCAAACTACTAAGTAATCGTAGATACCACGTTTAGCAACTACATCATTAAGTACTGATTCAAATGCTTGTTTAACTTGGTTACGTGTAATTGTATCGTTTGGTTCAAATATGAACGGACGAGCAACTTCATCTAATACTTTACGTAGGTAACATACTAAACGAGCAACATTAATGCGATCCATTGCACTTGTTGATGCCGCGCGAGTTTTTTGACCGTAGTTAACTAAACCAACACCTGGTAATACTGTTAATGGGTTAACTTTTTGTGCATATAATACATCACGTAACCCAGCAGTAACACCAATGCTACGGAATGCATTACCATCAGTTGTATCAACATAACCAATTGAGCTAACGTTGTCAATTAAACCACGACGTACGCCAGCTGGTGCAAACCATGGATAGCTAACATTATCGCTACGGATCATTGTACGTAACATCATATGACTTGGAGGAACTACAACACTTTCACCACCTAAATCTGTACCTAGACCGCTTGGGTAGAACACACCTACATATTCACTTGTGCTTACTAATCCGTTTATGCCATTATCTGCAGCAAGATTTTGATTGCTTGCCCAGGCTTCAATTTGTGTTGAAGCTGAATTTAATGTAAGTGGACTGTCACCAATAATAAATGCAGTTTGTTTACGATCGTTATTTAAAGTAATCATGTTAGTGATTAGTTCAGGATAACCAGGAGCGCAAATTAAGTTAAACTGTACTTGTTCTTCACGTAATGCAGTGCTTGATTCAATTGCAGATTTCATAGCTTCAACAATAACGTTGCGAACTGCTTTATGCCCAAAGTAAGGAACTAAGTTTTGATCAACGCCACTGTTACTTACCCATGTGCCCACTTCTGCTGGAGGATTAAGATCATCTGCAAAATATGTGCTTTCGAAACGTTTTACACCGTAACCGCTACGACGTGTATTGAATAGCAATGTACCACGAGGATACAATTGATAGTCAGGGCAATCTGAATCTATATAATCGCTTGATGCTAAATCAACAATGCTCGGAATTGTATCAACGATTGGATCTTCTGTACCATCAACACCCCAGCGTGCATCTGCAAATAGTATGCCGTCTGCACTAACTTGATCTGTATTATCAATCAATTCCCACACACCAGCTACATCTGTATAACGATAAATTACTGGATAGTTTTCTAAGTCGCTAGTATCAATCCATAAATCACCTGGTTGTAATTGGGCACCACTAACCTGTGTAGTTGGTTTACTTGCTGCTAAGATAGGACCTAGTGGATCTGTTGCTGTTAAATCATAACCACGTGCATCATTTGCTAGATTTTGATAACCTACCCAGCCACTACCGTCGTTAACCATAATATCAACTTCGATTGCTGAATTATAATACCATAATGTACCATCAGCTGGATTGCTGTATGGAGCAGTTGTTGAGTATGTATAAGTCAACGGAGTAAACGGACTAGCCAAGTAAACACTACCTGCTGTTATTGTTTGCATATTGGCAGCAGTTGTTAAACCTGCATCAAGTAATGGAGTACCTGATGTTTGTGTGAATTTAATTGTACCGCCAGCAAGATGACTAATGCTAACTGCGCCAGAAGTTTCAATTGCTGCTGCAATATTTGTTAAACCTGCGGCCAATATATCAGCTACTAAACTTGTAGCTGTTGTACTGCTTAAATTAATAGTTGCAGATTCTGTTAGAGTTGAACCTGGTACACTAACTTCCATAATAAATGCATCATTTGCATCATATGTAAATGAACCGCCAGCAGTTGTACCTGTTATTTTTACAATACCAGTTACATTTTTAACATATGGTTTAAATGTAGCAGTTGTTGCACCTAAAGTGTCGTATTTAACATACAATGTACCAACACCCAATTGGCCACCGCCGCCAACTAAATCTAAACCATTGATTGCATCAGTATCGCTAGCATACAATGGCGCGGCTTGTAATTCCCATGATTCTAATAGAGCATTATATTTTTTAATACCCCAGTTTGCTCCGTTACCTGTAGCAGATGTTTTGAACCACACACTGCCGGCTGGACGAGGTGTAACATCACTGGTTCTCCACGCAGGAGCATTACGATACGTATCAAATGTGATTGTTGGACCATTTAATGTTACACTTGTAACAGAAACATTGCTACTAATTATTCCTAAGTTTGCAGCACAATCCGGAGCTGGTACAGAAATTGTAGTACCTTTAGCAATAGTTAATTTACCATCCGCTGTAACTCCGTTACTTCTAGCTAGACTGTTAGCTCTAATTTCAAGTTGACCAACACTGTTAACTGTTGCAGTAACACCTGGAATAGACGCACCGGCAATATCAGCTGCCGCTTGAGTAACAGTGGTACTTGTCATAGACACATTAACGCCGTTAATGACCATTTTTTGACTAGTTGTCAATGTTGTTGGGTTAGACACTGTACCCACAACAGTAGGAATTGCTGTCTTCCATGCATCGCTACCAACTAATACCCAGGTATTATCATAACGTTTAAAATAAACTGGATTAGATGTTGTTGTTGTATTAACCGCATAGCTACCGATTGTTCCTACTGAAGCTAACGGAACACTGCCACTCAATTGTGCAGTATCAGTAATTACTAATGGATTTTGTAATGTAAATCCTGTGGTGTCTTCACTCCATTCAGTAATACCCCAGTTAGTACCAGAAGCACTTACATCTAACCAATATGTACCATCCGAAGCAGTGCCTGTTGGGCGGATACTTGTACCAGCTAACTCAGATAGGTTAACATCAGCACGTTGAACGTATATTTGATTAGACACACCTAATGCACTGTATGCTGCAAGTAAACCATATTCATTTAATTCGTGTGCATGAATTGGATTATCGCTAGAATCAACTTGAAAATTAACACTACCAAAGCCTGCGACTAATTCACGTTGACTTGTAAGTTTAATTAATTTACCAGCATTTGCTTTTGTTGTGTAAGTAGCAACTGTGCCATCTGGATTTATTTTATCTTGGTCTGTAGCCAATAATACATAAGCAACTGTACCAGTTGCGGTTGGTTGGTATTGGCTTTCGTCTATAATCGAAACCGATACGCCTGGGGAAATTAATGATGCCATTTTAGTATCCTTATATTATAATACTTTAAAATATTTATCAGTATTATCAAAATATAGTCTATTAAGGTGCCTTTGGCAAAGGTTTACTATAAATACTGTATGGAATTTCGCCCCTTATGCCAAAGTTGTACCAGAAACCCCGCAGCAATTAATTATAAGCGCGATGGAGTAACTCATTTTCGAACAAGATGCAGCGGCTGTATTAGAAAGAACAGAAAGCTAGTACCACAAAAACCGACATGGATGCTTGCTGGGTATAAGAAAAAGCCACACTGCGAAAAATGTGGCTTTAAGGCCAAGTATAAAGAACAACTCAGCGTATATTATATCGATGGTAATTTAAAAAATAATTCGCTGTTCAATCTAAGAACAATATGCGCAAATTGTCAAATTACCATTGTTAAAGAAGGCCTAGGTTGGACTCAGGGTGATTTGACTCCGGATTTCTGATATAATCAATTCTTCGGTGCTAGCATACAATTCATCTATGCTACCATCGTTAGTCACAGTAACATCAAACTTAGTACCAATCCAGGCATATTCACTTGGGTGGATGCCTAAGCGATCTAACTCACTTTTACCTAATGCCCAGCCAATCTTTTTCATACCAGCATTTACAGTCTTAGCAGCATTGTACCATTCAGGTTCATTGCCACGTTTAACACGTACTGTTTTGCCACCCAGATTCTTAATCATTTTAATTTCATTGGGAAAGCGACAATCCGAAATCACAATGTCTTCGTTTGTTTTACGTAGTTTATTTTCTAGACTTGCTATCCATATATCAGTATGGAAACCTTGACGACATACTTCCGTGCCCCAGTTTTGCAGTACCCAACGTGGAGTTAGTTTTGGCATTTTTAAGCGTTTGGCCCACCATGGATCTACTCGTTCGCGCCAGGCTCTGCCTTCTGCACTGCGTCCTTCTAATAGTTCACGGTCCCAACCAAATACTGTTGCAACTGCATCTTTGAGTGTGCCAGCAAAGCTCTCACGTTTAAAGCCGTGCTCTGCTACTAGGTAATCTGCGATTGTGTCCTTGCCTGAACCGATGAAGCCTGTCACTGATATAATCATACTATTCCTTTCTGTATATAGTATATTATACTTTTTTTATTGCCAGGTGTCAATTATTGATTTAACCAGTTATCCAAGTTAAAGGGGTGCCGCCGTCGGCATAAGTTGATATTTCAGCATCAAGTTTATCTAGCAATGCCTGTCCTTCTGCTTTAAGTGCTGCACCATTTAAACTGCCACCGCCTTGTGGACCAGCAATAGTAGCAAATTTCTCACGTGCTTGACCTATACTCATCATCACCAATGCATAAGCATAGTCTTGTATCCACGGATATACCTGCGGATCGTTTAACAACATATTATCAGGTTTAACATTGTATACCCATAACGCAACACTTTCTACCGCAGTAGAGTTTGGTCCTTGCCAAGGTTGTTTGCGCAATACTGTTAATTTTTTAGTTGCTTTATTGAACGTAAAGTTCATGTAGCCACCAAACATAGTCATTGCTAGCTCTTGGTATTGTGTAAACAATTCGTAGTTAGCAAGTCCACCTACTCGTCCTGCCACTAACATATAAGTGTTTAAATATCCACTTGCAAATGGTTCAAATTGACTAGCTGTAGTACCTGTTACACTACCGATACCACGACGAAATATTTGTCTAACGTCCATAATCTCACGTGGTAATATGTATTCTTGTGTTTCTGGTTGTAAATCTAAGAACGCATAGCTTTCTTCTACTGCGTTTGAACTGCGTTGACGATAACGTATAAAGGCCTGCTTAATA